TTCGAGTTTTTCATGGCTGTTATCGGCGGAGATAAGTAAAAGAAAACTAATACGATACTAATAAATTCGCGAAAGCTATGGCTCAAAGCGCATTAGAAAGAACGGTAAGGAGAATACTCGGTATTGATAATATCGAGAATAGGAACGTGATGCCATCGTGGATGACAACGGGGCGGTTCCCCTATGTTGTTCCAGGAACTGGGCTAAAGGATGGTCAGGATACACTGCAACTTAGCGCAGTATATGCTTGTGTATCTAAGATTGCAGATACAATTTGCTCATTGGAATTGGGCATTGAGGAAGTTGACGAAGAGGGCCAGCGTACACTGCTGCCAAACCATCCATTGACTCCTATCATCGGTCAGGAGCCAAATCCCAACATGGGAGCGTTTGAGTTCTGGCAGATGATTATCAGTGATGCCTTGCTTTATGGTACTGGTCATGCTCTGATTCTTCCAGACCAGATGGAAATCTATTGGATTCCAGCTACTGATATTCACTATACGGTTGAGGAATCAACTGGACGCAGATTCTACTCATACACTGGCGCACCAACTCCCGTCCCTCAAGAATACATCCTTGAAATTAAAGCATTCAGAGGACTAAGCCCAACTACAGTTCAACTCCAAAACCTTAAGATGGCGAAGAGCCTACAGGACTTTGGGGTTACATTCTACGAAAACGGCGGTCTACTCGGCGGTATCTTGTCTACCAAGGAAAGATTGGATGGCGAGATGATGAAAGACATCCAGGACAGATGGGAGGCCGAATATATGGGGGCTGGTAAGGAGCATAAAATTGCAATCCTCTCTGGGGGTTTTACATACCAGCCCCTGACCGTCCCGTTCGAGCAGATGCAGTTCATTCAGGCCAAGCGTTACAGCGCCACTGAAATCTGCCGAGTGTACCAAGTTCCACCAGAGATGGTAGGAATTGAGACCAATAGTTCTACGTATGCCAACTTCGAGCAGAAGAACCTGCAGTTCTTCCAAAGCGCAGTCTATCCATGGATTCGTCGCATTGAGATGGAATTGAGCAGAAAGCTTTTGCCAAACCAACCAAACCTCTATCCACGATTTGATGTGGACAGCTTGCTTCGTGCTGACAGTGGTACAAGAAGTCAGTACTACAAAACTCTCCTTGACACTGGTGTATTCAGCATCAATGAGGTCAGAGGCAAAGAAGGCATGGGGCCAGTGGTTGGGGGTGACAACCACCACGTTCAAATCAATCAGATTCCAATCTCGTCAATGGATGACTACGCAAAGCAGTTCACCAATGGCGGACAACTGAGCGGAACTGAGACAATTCAAAAAACTGAGGAATAATGGGAGGATATTACTTTGAGGTAGCTAACGCAGCCCCACGGGGAGTGAAGAAAAATGCTGCAGCTACAGAAAAATCAGAAGCCAAGTTCCCGAACAAATACACTTTCATCAACACTGAGTGGGATGACAAAACATTTGAAGCTTGTATTCAAGCACTTTGTGTCGGCAATAAAGGTATGGATTCTACTTCTTTACGCTTGGCTGTTGCAAAGTTGGCTTTACTTGCTGACAAAGCGACTTCTTCTAGCTGTAACTGGTCTGTTCGAATCGGTAAAGCAAAAATGCAATTGGGCTTTGGATACAGCAAAAGCGGCGATTTGGAAGAAGCCATGAAAAATCGAATCTGGTTGTAATGGCTACATACGGAGACTACCCTCAATCGGCGACCAATGCTGCAAAGAGAGCATTGAAGCATCGGGATGAGAACGGAACTTCTTGTGGCACGAGCGTTGGGTGGCAGAGGGCTAACCAGTTAGCTTCTCGTGAGAAGCTGTCTTTGTCTACTGTTAAAAGAACTTTTAGCTTCCTAAGCCGAGCAAAGACATATGACCAAGGTAAGTTCACCGACGACAAGGGAAAGGACATTTGCGGTAGCATTATGTACGCAGCTTGGGGTGGTGACAGCATGAAGAATTGGGCCGAAAGGACAATCAAAAAAGCAGAAAATGAAGGATAAACTTGAAAAGAGAAGTCTTCAGGATTCTGGCTTTGAAGTACGTTCATCCGATGACGGCAAGGTTGTCGTTGAGGGATACGCAGCTAAGTTCGGTGACGAAACTGTCATCGGCGGTCGCTTTGCAGAACGTATTGAACGGTCAGCATTCGAAAAGGCGGACATGACAAATACAGTGGCCTTGTTCAATCACGATTGGAACATGCCACTTGCACGGGTTGACCGTGGACTGGAATTGGAAGTTGATGATGTAGGTCTCAAGTATCGTTTCGAACTGGGCAACCAGTCGTATGCCAAAGACTTGGCTGAGAATATCCGTATGGGTAATGTCAGCACGAGCAGCTTTGGCTTTACCATCGCAGACGATACATGGGAAAAGCGAGACGATGGCGTTCACCTTCGAGTAATCAATTCCGTAGAAAAACTTTATGACGTATCCCCAACTACTCAAGGGGCGTACCCAACAACAGAGGTTGCACTTCGTTCAATGTTGGAGGCTCTTGGCGAGGAAGTGGAAGAAGATGAACTCAGACTACTTGCTGATGAGGCGGCTCAACGGCGGGCTGAGGAAGACATGGACTCTGAATCGACCGAAGAGGAAGAAGAGGATGATGTGGATGGAACTGATGAAGACGGAGGAGATGAGCGAATGATGGACGAAGAGGGGGAGGAAGAAGAAAAGAAAGAAGACTACAAAGAAGAAGAAGAAAGGGTTGATAAGCTAATTGACGAATCAATCCTGCCACACCCATTTGCACAAGCAAAAAACGTCGAGTCGACCGAGGCTCGTTCACATAAATCAAACACACAAGATAACATGAAAAACAACGCACCCGCGTATGTACAAGGCCTCGGTGATTCTGAGGCTCGTGCCGCCGAGAAGTTTAGCTTCGGCAAAATGATTAAGGAAGCTGCTCAAGGCCGATTGACTGGCATTGAAGCAGAGATGAACCAAGAGGCTCGTAACGAGTTCCAGAACGCGAAAGTTAACATCGCTGGAGGCATCAGCATCCCAACGATGATTCTCCGCGCTGCACCTATGTCTGTTGGCGCCGATACCACTACGGCAGTTGAAGGATTCGACCGCTTTTCATGGGATGGTACTGTTGGCATTCAGGACGCAGGTCTTGTTGAAGCCTTCCGCCCAAATGACGTAACTGCTCAGCTTGGCGTTCGTCAGTTGACTAACCTCACTGGTGACGTTGTATTCAACGTACAAGCCAGCGAACTTGTTGCTGATTCGGCTCACCCTGAAGCACAAGGCTTGACCGAGGACAACATCAACTTCACTTCTGTGACCCTCTCGCCAAAGCGTTACGGTGTGTACACTCGTGTCACTGACCAGATGCTCGCTCAGTCTGCTGACGACATGGGGCTGTTCATTGCTAACGACATCCGCAAGGCAATTGATGCAAAGGTTAGTGCTGCTGCTATCACAGCTATCAACACTGCTGCCACTCTTCTCGAAGGTGCTAGTGATGCAAACACTATCTTGGATGCTGAAGCTGCATTGCTTGCTGCTGATGTTCCACTTGAGAACATTGCCATCCTTGCTGGTACTAAAGCATACCGTCACTCTCGCGAGTTGAGCCTTGACCCAGGTTCTGGATTGCTGTATGCTACTTCACCACGTGAGCGCCGTTCAATTGCTGGTTACCCCGCAATCGTTCACTCTAGTGTTGCTGCTGAGAAAGTTTACATGATGGACAGGTCTCAAGCCGTAACAGGCACATGGGGTGGATTGAACATCATCATTGACCCATACACCGATGCTGACAAAGGTGTTGTCCGCATGATTGCCAATGTCTACAAGGACTTCGCTACTTTGCAGAGCGCAGGATTCCAAGGAGTTGACAATGTAGGAGAATAAGGTCAGGATATAACCTTACTTTAAACGAGGGGCGGGTGGTAGGCCCGTCCCTCTTTTTTTCCCTTAAATCAAGATTAATCAATGAGGTTCACAACTTACCATCTTGGCCCTGATATTGGAGGAGCCGCTGCCAATGCTCGTGCAGACGCTAACGATGGCTTGTGGGAACAATACCAGTCAGCGGCAATCGACTATCTCGCGCAACAGTGTAATAGGTACTTCGGTGTGAACTTTGTTGAGTTGTATCTTGACAAAGACGAACTCGTTGTCGATACAGAGTATGAGTTCCACCCATCTTTCTACCCTCTCCTCAGAGAGCCAGAACAAACTTATACGTTCGAGCAGGTACCTGTCGAGATTGTAGTTCAGTACTTGAATAACCAAGGCGAATATGTAGACTTGGAGGAAGGTGTTGACTACATTCTTTATGACAGGAAGTATCCAGCATCAATTAAACTTCTAGAATTAGAAACACCTATTGAGGATGGAGACCCCGATGGCTACTCATACTATCGAATCGTTCTGCTCTTTGGAGAAGAAAGGTATCCAGCCCGATTCAAACAAGCTTACCTTTTGCTCACTGGTCACTTCTACAACCAAAGAGAAGCTGAGGTTATTGGAGCCATCACTACTGAGGTCAAGATGGGTGTCGACCGATTGATTGGTTCATTGAGAAACTACAAAGACGTACCTACGCGATGAGGGCTGGACTACTAAATAAAAAAATCACCTTTCTGCGATATGCTTATGAAGCCAATGCATATGGAGATAGGAAGAAGACGTATACCAGTCTTGGAAGTCCTTGGGCTAACGTAAGGTTTGTTGGTAGCCCATCTGAAGGTGCTTCGGAGGAAGTAGACAACAATCAAATTACGGGTAAGATTAAGATTGAAGTTATGTGTCGTTATTTTGATGGCATTAGATTTGACGATGCCATAAAATATAATGATGCTATCTATGAAATCTACTCGATTCAGGAGATTGGAGTAAATGAAGGTTTGAGGATTCGCGCACAACTACGTGATGACCTTCAGACCGTGACACTTTCAACCAAGTGGTAGCATGCCTAGTTTTCAGAGTGACTTAGAGTTTGACTTAAAGCAAATAAAAAACTTTAAGCGCACCTTGCTTCGGGTTAGAGATGTATCTCGAAGGACTAAACTTGTCGTTGATGCGTGTAAAAGCGCAGCACAGCCATGGAAGGAAGTTCTTAAGGAGAATATCTACAAGACGATAACAAAGAGGACTGGTAAGATGCGCCGCTCAATCACTGTTAGAAAGTACCAAGACAGGGGTACTGATAGAATTGGTGCTAAGGTCGGCCCATCGAGAGCGCGTCGATACGGGGGCGCGACTGGAGGACAAGGATGGAGAGTTCACTTCTTCGCCAAGCCAGCCAAGTATATGGACGCTAAATACAAAATTCCTTTTAAGAGCATCTATGCGCGGAAAACCAGAATAGTAATGCTAAGAGCAGAGATTAACTTTAGGCGGTTATTCGAGGCGGCTCGCGATAGGAAGACACCTCGTTTCCTTTAACATAAGAACAATTAAACAAGAAATAAAATGCCTACAGTAAATTCAAATACTCTGTGCGTTTACGCAATCGATGTTCCAACTACTTCTCCTCTCCAAGTCTTTGAAGGGACAACTTCTGCTGAAATTGACATTGAAACTCCAACCGATGGTACTTACGCCATCGTTGTCAAAAGTACTGGTGAGTGGGTTGATGTCTTTAAGTATGTTACAGACGCCTGGGTTAGCGCAACAACTGGTGATACCAATGAACTAGAGTTGCTTTCATATGCAACGTCTACTTCGTTGGAAGCATCGAACACAATTAACGAAGTTGCAGCACGTAGTGGTTGCGGTTCTTCAGCGAACTACATCGCTTCTGGCTCATTGAGTTGGAGTGT